TTCACCGGCTTATTTGTAATATTCAGAGATACATTGATCCAGCCGCAAAGGTATATATTGGAGACAAGGAATTAAACTATAAGCCTTAAGAAGATAAAGAAACCAAAAGTACGGATGAATCAAGAAGACCGGCGCCAAAAACGATTAGAGGCCCGACGCCAGAGGGCGGAGACTTATTTCTGGATTTATTACAATATACCAGACCGAAGCCTTGAGAGATTAAGGGACTTTTGTGCTTCTATTGGACTTAAAAGGCATATAAATACTTTCAAAAATTACTCAGTGGCTTTTAAGTGGCAAGAGAGGCTCGCTGAGGTAGATGCCAAACTGAGGGAAGAACGGCAAGCCAAACAAATCGCCCAAATCGGGGAAATGAATGTGCGCCAAGCCCAAGATTTCCGCAATGCCCAGGCGCTGGCCCGGGCGGGCATGTCTTTAATTGCTAAGGGCTTCAAAAAATCTGGCAATCTAAATTTATCCCCACAGGATATAATAACTTGGCTGGAGAAGGGAGCGAAAGGCGAGCGCCTGGCAATGGGCGAGGCCACCGAGAGGTTTGAGGCTATGCTCTACGTCTACAACGCCATGATACTCGCTATAGCCAATATCTTCACCGAGATAAATGTCATTAAGGACATGAGGGAACGGGATCGGCAATTCAGATTCAAGGTTGATGAGCTGAGGCATACGAAGCTGATAGACTATGCAAAACAGGAGTAATAGTAAATGTGAACTTCTGTGGTGGAACAAACCTTAATGCTATAGTTGATAAAAAGGTCATCCGCCTCTCCGTATTGGCAGACAACACTAAAGGCTTTAATACTCCTGCTGATTGCGCTGAGGTGCTCTCAAGTGGAATGTGGCGCAGGTATCGCCACCTTAATTACATCTCTGAGAAGATAGCCGAAATCAAAGACAGGAAGCTGAGGCTTATCGTTTCGCTTCCTCCAGGACATGGGAAATCGGAGCTCATCTCTCATTGGCTACCAGTCTGGTTTCTCCATAGGTGGCCTGATAGACGAATCGGCTTTGCTACCTATGAGGCTAATTTTGCTGCCTACTGGGGCGGGCTGGTTCGAGACACTATTGAGGAGAACTCCCTTAAACTTCATCTTGAGTTAACTCATGACACGACCGCCAAGAATGAATGGAGATTAAAATCAGGTGGCGGGATGTTTGCCGCCGGCGTCGGCGGGCCTATGACAGGCCGTAGATTTTCCTTGTTTATTTGTGATGACCCAATCAAGAACATCGCCGAGGCTGAGTCCTTAGTCTATAGGGAGAATACCTGGAAGTGGTGGCGGACTGTTGCCCGGACAAGGCTATTTCAAGATGGTTCGATTATTTTAATAATGACGCGTTGGCACAGCGACGACTTGATAGGCAAACTTCTTGATGAGTCGGGCGAGCCCTGGGAATATATCAAGTTGCCGGCACTAGCCGAAGAAGATGACCCGTTGGGCAGACAACCCGGGGAACTGTTGTGTCCTGAGATGTTTGACCTTGCTGAACTGGAGACTTTACGAGAAGAAGTAGGCGGGACAAGTGGGCGTTATTGGGTAGCCCTCTACCAGCAGAGACCTTCAAAAGAAGAAGGGACAATTTTCAAGCTAGATTGGTGGAAGTATTATAAAGAGGTTCCCAAATTGATACGGATTGCTCAATACTGGGATACTGGATTCAAAAAAGGAAAGACCTCGGACTGGTCGGTCTGTTTAACTCTGGGACGGCACGAGACCGGGGTCTGTGTTTTAGACATGTGGCGGGCACGAGTCGAGTACCCTGAGTTGATAATTATGATGAAAGCGAAGTACGACCAACTGAAGCCCAATTCGGTGAAGGTAGAGGATGCCGCTAGTGGGCAGTCAGCGATACAGTCATTGACGAGGGATACCTCAATTCCGATAATCAAAATAAAAGCCGAAGGTTCGAAGGAGCAGAGGGCTAACCTGATAACGGGAATCGTGGAGGCGGGACGGGTATCTTTACCAGAAAGGGCAGATTGGTTGGCAGTTTTCCTGGATGAAGTAACTCGTTTTCCTGCAGGAAAATATGATGACATAGTGGATGTTCTCTCTTATGGTCTGGATGATATTTGGAAGAAAGCTGGGAAGTTAGACCAGCAGGTCGAGGAGACAAAGAGGGAACTCGAATTCAAGGGAATAAGGACAAAAACATTCTAATTTTGCTTCATAAAATGCGAAGGTGCTACCAAGGTAGCACTTTCGCGCCCATCGGCCGAAGCCTCAGGGGTATTCACCTAATTGTCAGTCTAATATAAAATAGTGTTAAACATCAATAGTACTTTAGTACTACATAGTGTCTTTTAAGCCTATTTTACATAAGGTTTCCCCCTTCCCTACTAAAAACCCGACTAAATATTTGTTATGTGCGATTTTTAACTGGACTTGCAGACTTGACAAGATTTGAGGGACAAGTGTTTTCCCATTTGTATTTGGGTTTGCTTCATGGTAAAATGTCCTATGTATCAAGGCTGGATACCAGCCGAAAATAAAGAGGCGGTTAAATGAAGATAGCACTCGGGCCCTTAAAAGTTTCCTTCAAAGAAGATGGTAGGAAGCCAGAGACTGGAGAAGTCGGCGCGCCTGGTACTATTTTTGTTTTTGGTCAACTTACCGAGGAGGAATACAACTCAGACTTACGGGGCGACAAGGCGAGAATCATTTATGATAAGATGCGGCGTTCTGATGCTCAGGTCAAGGCAACGCTATTAGTATGCGAGCTTCCTTTCCGAGCAGCAAGCTGGGCAGTAGAGCCAGCCTCTAAGGATTCCCAAGATATTGAAATCGCTGAGTTCATTCAAGATAATCTTTTCGAGGGCATGTCTATCACCTGGGACTCATTTCTACATCATGTCATGCTGATGCTTCCCTTTGGATTTTCCATATTTGAGAAGGTCTACAAAGTAGTTGATGGGCAAGTAAAGTGGCGGAAGTTTGCTCCCAGGCTGCCGAAGACACTCTACAAATGGAATCTTGATCCGAAGGATGCCGGGCTAGTGGGAATACAACAATTCGTCTGGAAGAACGACAAATACGATTTTATTCATATTCCCGTTGAGAAATTACTTATTTTTACGAATGAAAAAGAAGGTTCCAACTTTGAGGGTATCTCGCTCCTGAGGGCGGCTTACAAGCATTGGTATTATAAAGACCATCTCTATCGATTGGACGGGATATCGGCAGAGAGACACGCGACTGGGATACCATACTTTAAGCATCCACCGGATGCGACTGATTCCGAAAAACGACGATTGGACTCAATGGGACAACATCTCTATGCCCATGAACTTCAATATGTCAGGACGTCAAGCGATTATGAGTTCGACATCAAGGGGCTTTCAGGCGTAATTCGTGACCTGAATCCATCTATTGAGCACCACGACCGAATGATAGCCCGCTCAATTCTAGCCCAATTTTTGAATCTTGGGACTGGTGATACAGGGAGTTGGGCACTTGCTAGAGACCAAAGCTCATTCTTTCTAATGTCCCTCCGGTCTTTGGGAAAGAATATCTGCGATACCATAAACCGCTATGCCATCCCGCAGTTGGTTGACTATAATTGGGGTGTCGCGAAATACCCGACTTTGCGTGTGTCTGGCTTGGAAACGAAGAACATGGCGGATTACGCAAAGGCGGTGGTCGACCTAGTGACCGTCGGCGCACTCAATGTGGATAGCGGTCTGCAGGCTACTTTGAGGGACATGCTCGATTTGCCTAAAGCCCCTCAAGAAGAGAAAGAAAAGGAGATTTTCATCGGCGCCGAGAAAAAGTGGCGGCGGGAATTTACTTATGCTGAGAGATTCGTGTCATTCTCTGAGATTTCGGATGCCCTTGATAAAGCTGAGAAGAAATTTATCGAGGTCACAAAGGAAATCCAGGACAGGCAAATAAATAAAATCTCTGAAATTGCGGTCAAGGCGATTCAAACGAAGAAATTCGATAGGTTCGAGGATATAGACATCCCCTACCGGCAGGACATGACCAATGCCATGCTAGCTATACGTAAAGAGCTCTTTAAGTATGGTCGGCAACAGGTCAAAGATGAACTCAAGAAGCAGAGCAGCATTACGGAGATTCAAGATACACGGAAGGCGGAAATGGCAGAACCAATAGACCCGGAGGATGAGGCAGAGATAATGGCCTTCCTTGCGGCGAGGACAAAAGTTACATCATCCCTTCTAGCCAATAAATTGAAGCAGAAGATGATGGTCGAGTCCATGAGGCAGATTAAGCAGGGCATAGTCGACAAAAAGCAACTAGCCAAGAAACTCCGAGACTTGTCGGATAAAGAACTGAAACTGGAAGCCCGGTACGGGATAAATGACGCCTTCAATTACGGACGATCTTATGAGGCCACGAAGCATGATATAGACCGGGTTCAGTACTCAGCACTTCTTGATTCAAATGTCTGTGAGCAATGCACTCCACTGGATGGTCAGGAGTGGGATTTTGATGACGAGAGGACGGACAAATATGCTTCTGGTAATCCTGAATGTCTGGGCTGTGAAAAATGTAGATGTGTGCTGGTATTCATTTCCAGGGAAGAAAGAAGATAAGCGATTATGAATTGTGGTATAATTGTTTGACTGAGAATTATGGGGTATGCAACCGAATGAAAAGTGGGATTTGGAGGCAGTTTTATGAAGCTGAGTAAGGATTTTGGAATCCGTGCCTTATTTGGGACGATAGCCGGTCTTGGATTCTATGGCATGTTGCTCTTAGTATTCTGGAAAATAGCATTGGATTTGCCAACTACCATAGCTTTGGTAGGGCTGGCCAGTGCGCCCTGGACAATGGCGGTAGGATTCTATTTCGGGATGAGAATAGGACAAAAATAAGGAGGTAAGTAATAATGCCTTACACAATAGATAATCCCCCAGAGCAGATTGCGAAGTTACCTAAACATGCTCAAGAGATTTGGATTGCTGCTTTCAATTCGGCTTATGAGCAATATGACAAAAATGAAGCCAAGGCCGCGGCTATTGCCTGGGGGGCGGTGAAGAAATCCTACAAACAGGATACTGAGGGCAATTGGGTGAAACTTGATGAGCTGGAGACAGTAGACATTGAGAACGTGGAAATCCTGGCTGTGGGGAAGTGGAATGGCGTGCCATCCACAAAGGAATACACGAAAAAAGACCTTGACGAACTTGTGAGGTCGTTCAAGGCGCTCTCCAGTGATGAGAAATTGAACTATGAGCCGCCTCTCAAACTCGGCCATGACGAGCACCAGAAGTTATTACAAAAGGACGGCTACCCGGCTGCAGGATGGGTCAAGGCGCTCAAGAGGATCGGCAATAAGCTTGTGGCTTCTTTTGGTGAGGTGCCGAAGAAAATCGGCGACATTATCAAGGCTGGGGGATACAAGAAAGTATCTTCGGAGATTTACCACGACTATGCGATGGGTGATTATAAATTCCCCTTGGTGCTAAAGGCGGTCGCTTTACTTGGTGGGGATATACCGGCAGTGAAGACCATCGCCGATATCCAGGCGCAGTATTCCCAGGAGGACGGAGTTGATGTCGTGATTTATGAGTTCGGGGAGCAAAGCGTTTCGTTGGAGGAAATCCTGTCGGATATAGACAGCTGGTTGGAGAAAGCCGAGGTGGCGATACACGGTAAGGTGGGGAGTCCTGCCATCAGGACTTACTTAAAGGAGGTCAAGTTGAAATTAAGAAACTTAATTGGGAAGGAAACCAAACTCGCTGAGGAGCTCAATCTTGACAGGAAACTGCGGCTAATCTATGATGCCTTCTATGAAATGATACAACCGATAACTCTAGGTGAATCATACCCCTACATAAGGGAGATGCATAAAGACCATATCATTATGGAGAAGGGGAACGAACATTACAAAATCCCATTTTCCGAGAAAGATGGCGAGGTTGTCTTTGATATGGAAAATGCTGTAAAGGTCAAGTTGGTCTATGAGCCAACAAAGGAGAAGCTTATGGAGTTTAAAGAATGGGATGTGGCATACATCAATGACTTACCAGATAGCGCTTTCGCTTATATCCGTTCTGGTGGTGAGAAGGACGAGGATGGCAAGACGGTGCCTAGAGCACTGAGGTTCTTGCCATATAAGAACATACAGGGCAATGTGGATTTGCCTCATTTAAGGAATGCTTTAGCACGTTTGACTCAGACTTCTCTCACCATAGCAGAGCAGGCGAAGGCGAGGAAAGTTTTAGTTGCCGCCGCCGAAAAGGCGGGGGTCGGAGATTACGAAAAGGAGGAACGCATGGAGAAGGAACTCAGGGAACTTTTGAAAACCGACGAGACGACTGACATCCTAGAGGTGGTCAGGAAACTTGTCGAGGAGAAGGAGGAAAAGGTGGTTTCATTAGTGGAATACGAAGCGACTGAGAAGAAAGTCACGGCTCTCGAGACCAAACTCGCCGAGCGCGAGCGGGACGAGAGAGTGACGAAGGCTATCAACTCAGGCAAAATCACACCAGCACAGAAAGAATGGGCTGACAAGTATGCCATGTCGGACCCGAGTGGTTTCGACTCATTCATCGAGAAGCAGCCCGTTGTTGTTCAACTTGGTGAGATTGGTTCGTCCGGCAACGAAGCTGTTGGGCTGACCGAGGCCGAGATAAGTCTTGGTGAAAAGTTGGGGGTATCGAAAGAAGCCCTCATCGCAGCGAAAAAAGAAGAGGAAAAATAATGGGAACTGAAACCCATAAAATAAAACAGGAGGAAAGAAATGAGTGTATTAACAGCAGATAGAGAAACTGCCCGAAAAGAGGGCGGAGTTAAATCGTACCTCATGGGTACGGACATAATTTACAAAGGCGGCTTTGTAGCAATCAATGAAGAAGGTCGTGCCGTGGCTTTCCCAGTGGCTGCCTCGGCGGTCGGACTGCGGTTCGCAGGCGTGGCTATGGAGAGGGTCGACAACAGTGTCGGGGCTGACACGAAGTGGGTCAAGGTCTATACCAAGGGCGAATTCCTGTTCACTGCCTCGTCAATAACCCAGGCGATGACAGGCGAGATGATGTTTGCCGTTGACGACAATATCTTCGATGATGAGCCTGGGACCTATGGGATACCAGCCGGCATCCTCGTTGAATACGTCTCGACGACCTCGGGCTGGATTGACATTACCCCAGCGGTAAACATTCAGCGTAATCCAAAAAGCCCGCTGGATTTTATTACCAAGACAGCCAACTATACTGTCCTGGTAACAGACTCCGGGGCCAAGTTCGCCACCGCTACCGATGCCATGGTATTCACCTTGCCATCGACAGCCAAAGGATTGACGTACCAATTCTGGAATACTGGTGCCGATGCGGCTGTACTTCTTAGCGTGAGCCCAGCAGCGGCCGACAGGATAAGAGGCGGTGGCATTGCTGGTGGTATTGACAACAAGGACTACCAGAATACCAAAGTCTCGGCGAAGATGTACGACATGCTTGAGATTGTCGGCGATGGTGTCGACGGCTGGATTGTTACTCAGTCAAAAGGGACTTGGGTAGCCGAAGCTTAAGCAAACTAAAAAAGGAGGAAATAGATGCCTTATGTAACATCAGACATGACTGCGGCTATGCGAACCAATGTCCGCGCAATTTTCCTGCAGGCATTAGGGGAGCTGGCTACACAGTTTAATTCATGGGAAAAAATCGCAAGTAGAATCCCGTCCGAGCACGACAAGGAGGAATACGATTGGCTGGGAGCCACACCTCCGATGTCCGAGTGGAAGGATACCAGGAAAACCAGGGGCTTGAGGCCATACTCCTATACCCTAACCAACCAGCACTGGGAGTCTACGCTTGAGATCAACCGGGACGCCTTTAATGACAACAAGTTAGGGCATATCCCGATGAGGGTCAAAGGGCTGGCTAGATCGTACCTCAAGAGAATTCTTCAGGATGTATTCTCGCAACTCGATAGCGGTGCTGCCGCCTATGGATACGATACCCCTTACTACTTCTTTTCCGATACCCGTGTCATCGGGGACAGTGCCAACATCGACAACCTCTTGAGCGGTGCCTACTCCGGGTCGAGTACCGAGATACGGACTGCCATACAACTAGCGGTCAGCAACATGATGAACTTCCAGGACGACTGGGGCAATCCCTTGGGCTTAATGCCAGATACTATCGTCTGCTCGCCTAAGATGTATATCCCCATCAGGGAAGCGCTCAAGGCGGATGTAGCTGGCAATCAGAGAGCTGAGGGAGAGTTCATCAAGAACATCATCGCATCCCCCTGGATTGACCTCGACGTAGATGACTATTATATCCTCTGCACAACAGAGGAGATAAAACCCATCATCTTCCAGGAGAGGCAGAAGCCAGAGATCACTTCTCTGGACAAGCCTGATAGCCATGATGCTTTCATGAAGAACACCTTGTATTATGGCATCGATGCTCGGCATACTGTCGGGTTCGGTGACCCTCGGACGGCTATCAAGATCGTGGATGTCTAGTGACCGCCGCATGGGTGGGGGAAGAGTTAGCTCCCCCACCCAAGGAGGTAGGCAACACGAGAGCGAAAGTATTCATTTTCGGCGTGATGGAGACAGACGACCTTGAGGCGTTGAAGAAGGCTGACTGGCGGGATGTTTTGACAGACATGGTTGACAGAGGAATCAAAATAAACTACAGGGTGGAGCTTGAAGAAAAACCTAAGAAACGAAAGAAACCATAAGGAGGATAACAATGCAAGGAACATTAGTAGGCAGAACATTACTCACCGCAAGGCTCTATGAGCCAAAGGACAAGTCTCTTGGGATAGACTTCCTGAGAGAACATCCAGTTACCAGCCATCCTGAACTCTATAAGGAAATTAAGAGTGGCAGGAGAAGAATCAGAAATCGGGTAGTTACCGATGCTTATGTAGCTCTGTTGGTAGATGAGTTACAGCTCAGCCAGGCTGCTCATAGCGACTTCAAGTACCATGACTCAGGAACAGGCACTGCTGTTGAGGCTGCTGCAGACACTGCTCTTGGAATTCCTTGGGGTGGAGCCAGAGATGTAGGAACTCAGGCAGAAGGTGCTACGGCTAATATTTACAGGTCAGTAGCTACCACTACCTATAATGCAGCTTTTGCCATCACCGAGCATGGATTGTTCAATGCAGCAACTCTTGGAACCTTGATGGATAGAAGTGTCTTTTCTGCCATCAACGTGGTGAGTGGTAATCAGATTCAGTGGACTTATGAGCTAAGTGTAGCATCGGGGGGGTAGGTTAATGTTGTTATTGCTCTGTTGTATAATGGAGGATAATAACCAGGAGGTAGATTATGCCATACCTGAAGATTAAGAATCGGGCTGCTTCTGCTCTAGCTGCTGATATAACGGATATTGCTACTTCTTTA